CCGAATTAGTCGCCAGCCTGGGGCCGTGGGCCGAAGGGCCAGGCCACAGACGTGACCCCGGAGGGCACCTCATCCCATTTCCCTGTTTTCTAATAACGCGGTTCCCGAAGGGAGAGCGTGCCCCCACCGGCCGAGTATAAAAGCCCCGGTAGGGGCTTTTATACGAGTACTTCGAGCCGAAGGCGAGCTCCCATCACACGAATCCCTCTCTTAGAGACTGGTTGAAAGATGGCTCGTACTCTTCAAACTCGAAAGCGTTCAAGACCTAGTTCATGGGGTCGTCCTATGAAGCGTCGACGCATGATGCGTCGTAGACGTGGTCGTCGGACTCGTTCAATGGTTGGTAATACTCGACCTGTTCCATTGAGTGGTTTCAGACGGAAGCGGATTTCTAAGTATAAATTTAGAAGGATGTTATGGCGTGATACTCAGACACGTACTAAGTATAAGTCGTATGGCGTTGAGACTGGTACAATTGCTACTCCAGCTAATAACACTAGTAATACGGTTGCTGGATTTTTTGCTGCTGGTGTATACAATCATTCTTATGAGCCGTTTTATACGCCTGGTGGTGGTATGGTTGCTTTATCACAGTCTATCGCCAATATTACTGATCCTACAGAGACATATGCTACGTTTGATAGCGATATTATCATACGTGGTGGTTTATTGTCTTTTACGGTTGCAAATAACACGGAGACTACTGATGATGCTGCTGGTAGAACCAATGATATAGTTATGGTGAAGATACTGCTTATTAAGACAGGACCAGATTGGACAACGAAGAAGGCGGATTTCGAAAACAATGTTCTTCAATATGTGAGCGCCCGCGGAATTACTAAAGACGAGAAGACCAGTTTAGGATATATTTGTTTGGAAAGGGATTTCCAGGTTAAAGACGGAGAGTCTTGTGCCGTATCGTATAAGGTTCCTTGTCAGAAGATCAACGTCGGAGATTATTCAAATGAGAATTACACTTATTTATGGTATTTAGTTGTTAGTAATATGTGGGGTGGGGCTGCACAGACGTGTCAGCATTATAAAAGTTGGAATATTAGTTTTTGTGGTGATGCTTCTACGTAAGCGCTTATGTAATCATTAATGTCAACTCTTGTTTGGCCGGCTGGCCTCTGTTGGCGCAGTATAGTATTACCTGCGCCAACTGCGACCGGCCGTTGTTGCTTCTATATAAGACATTCATTCTTTCTCATTCTCATGGCTTCCCGTACTACTTCCTTTTGCTTTACTCTCAATAACTACACTGAAGATGAATACTCATCGTTGCTTGAAACACTCCAAGAAACCAAATACTGGATCGTCGGCAAAGAAATCGGAGATGGAGGAACTCCTCATCTCCAGGGGTTCGTCGTCTTTTCACGACGGTATGCTTTCAATGTTATTCGGAATAAACTCGGCCCTCGGTATCATATCGAAGGGGCAAGAGGTACTGCTCGACAAAATCGAGTGTATTGCAGCAAAGGTGGAGACTTTGCAGAAGGAGGTTCAATCCCTCAAGAAGGTAGAAGAACCGAAGGTTCAAGCAGAGCCGATACAGCCCGAGCCTTTTCCACGTGCCTTACTCGTGGACATAGAGGAATTGCTGAATTCGCCGACGAATATCCCGATGCCTGGGGATACAGTGGATTTAACTTGCTCCGAAATGCTCAACTCCTCATCTTACCCATTGATCGACCCTTCATCGATGTGGAATGGGTTTGGGGAGAACCTGGAGTGGGAAAATCTCGATATGCCCATGATAAATTTCCAGACGCCTACATTAAAGAACCAAGAACCAAGTGGTGGAATGGCTACCTCCAAGAAGCGCAAGTTATCATAGATGACTTTGCGCCAAATGGTATAGACATGAATCATTTATTAAGGTGGTTTGACCGCTACAAATGTTTAGTCGAAACTAAGGGTGGTATGCTTGCTTTACACGCTACTGAATTTATTGTAACAAGTAATTTCCATCCCCTTGACTGTTTCAAGGATAAGGATGGTGTACCACATCCTCAGATGGATGCTTTGTATCGTCGTATCAAATTAAATAATATGGAATGAAATATTATATCCCGAATTAGTCGCCAGCCTGGGGCCGTGGGC